AGATGGATTAGTATCATATCCTAATAATGTTGACACATTTACTAAAATGCGTTATCGTGCATGGGAACATGATTATTTTACTAGTTCATTGCCATTTGCACAAAAAGGTGCCGCAGTTGATATTCCTATTGGACAGATTGAAGCTAATGCACCTTTAAAAATTTATGATCCATCAAATACCACGTTAACAGGATCGCCTTCATCTCCTACTGTATTATCAGGAAGTGCTAACCAAGGAAATATTCCTCCTGGTTCATTATTTGCTGAAACAGAAGGATTAGACTTAGGTGCTACTACAATTAACGATTTACGTCGTGCATTTAGATTACAGGAATGGTTAGAGAAAAACGCACGTGGTGGTACTCGTTATATTGAGAATATTCTTATGCATTTTGGTGTTAAGAGTTCAGATGCAAGACTCCAAAGACCAGAATATATTACTGGAGTAAAAACACCAGTAGTAATTTCAGAGGTATTAAATACAACTGGTGAAGATGCAGGGTTACCTCAAGGAAACATGGCCGGTCATGGTGTAGCTGTAACAACTGGGAAAGTAGGAACATATTTTTGTGAAGAACATGGCTATATTATCGGTATTATGTCAGTAATGCCAAAAACAGCATATCAGCAAGGTGTTCCAAAAACATATTTAAAGAATGATCCATTAGATTTCTTTTGGCCTTCATTTGCACATATTGGTGAGCAACCAGTTACTAATAATGAAATATTTGCTTATACTTCTACTGCAAACGAAACATTTGGTTATGTACCTAGATATGCAGAATATAAATTTATGCCAAGTAGAGTAGCTGGTGATTTTAGAACAACTTTAGATTATTGGCACTTAGGAAGGATATTTAATAACCAGCCTTCTCTTAACCAAACATTTATTGAATGTACACCCGAACAATGCGACAGGATATTTGCAGTACAGTCTTCTGAGGATTATTTGTATTGCCACGTTTTAAATAAAATACGTGCAGTAAGACCTATGCCTAAGTTTGGTACACCTATGTTCTAATGAGTACGAGATGTATAACACCTTTTTACAAGAAACTGGAAATAGTCAATGGTGTAACCACTGGTTATGTTCCCTTCCCTTGCGGGAAATGTCCTCCATGCATGAGAAGACGAGTTTCAGGATGGTCGTTTAGGTTAGTAAAACACGGAGAGCGGAGTAATTCCGCTCTCTTTGTAACTCTTACTTATGATGATGAAAAAATTCCTATTAGTAAAAATGGTTTACAGACATTGGACAAAACAGATTTACAAAAGTTCTTTAAACGCTTAAGAAAATTAACTCATGAAAAAATATCTTATTACGCGGTTGGAGAATATGGGGATAAAACTCAACGCCCACATTACCATATTATTTTGTTTAACGCTAATACTAGAATCGTTGAAAGTGCTTGGTCAATTGATTCTATTCCTATTGGTCATGTTCATTTTGGTGATGTTAGCGATGCCTCTATTGGGTACACTTTAAAGTATATTTCCAAAGAAAAACGGATTCCAATGTTTAATCAAGATGATAGAAACAAAGAATTTTCTTTGATGAGTAAAGGACTTGGAATAAATTATTTAAATGAAAAAACTATTAAATGGCACAAAGCTAAACTAGAAGAAAGGATGTATTTACCCTTAAAAGATGGTAAAAAGGCTGCAATGCCCAGATACTATAAAGACAAATTGTATAAAGAAGGTGAGAAATTCATTATTTCCGTTTATATGCAGAAAAAAGCCGAAGAATATGTTGATAAATTAATCAAAGAATTAGGTGAAGATTATGACGGAAAATTAGCAGAACGTCATTTAAACGAATTTAGAAGACAGAACAAAAATTCTAAACAAAGACAAAAACTTTAAAATGGAAAAGATTGTAAAAAATGCATTAAATGCACACGAATTTGAAACAAAAGGCCAAGTAAACAACGAACCAAGTCAAACTGTACCAGATCAGTCTATGACACTACGCGAATTATTAGTTAGATACGCAAAAGGATTACCATTAGAAGGAGCCAGAACCCCTATATGGGAAGGAGAAGAAGGATTTGAAAGAGATCCCGAAACATTAGATTTAGCAGAACGTGAAGAACTTGCTGAAAAAGCTCGTCAAGAGCTTAAAGAGATTGAAGATAGAGTCAAAGCCAAAGTGGCTGAAAAAAAGGCTAAAAAAAGGTCAGAAATAACTGATATTCAAGCCGAAACGAATGAAAATGAGTAAAAACCGTTTACGGAATGTACAAACTTGTTTGTACATGAGCGTAAACGCGACAAGCGAAGCGCGTCAGTTACGCAATAAGCACTAATACACTCTTGATATATTAGTGCTTATTGACACTGATTTGGAGCCTAAGCGAGAAAGAGCTAAGAACGACAAGGAGGCACGACGCGGAGGAAAAAGCGATGCTAAGCCAAAGCGACAAATAAGTAAAAAACCTTAAAAACACAATAATGGGAGCCGAAAACAACAACAACAGTCAAGCGGTAAATGCCGCTTTAATAGCCGGAGGCGCACAAATTGCTTCACAAGGCTTAAACTATGCCGCACAGTCATCTATAAACAAAAAAACCAGAGAATGGAACGAAACAATGTATGGAAGACAACGCGAAGACGCATTAGCAGACTGGGCACGTACAAACGAATATAACTCCCCCATTAACCAGATGAAACGTCTTAGAGAAGCAGGATTAAACCCACATTTGGTATATGGTGGCGGAGCCAATTCAGTATCAGCACCAGTAAGAGGAACAGATGTAAAAGGATGGAATCCACAAGCACCAGCTTTTGATTTAGGAGGTATTGTAAACACATATTTTGGTGTAAAACAACAAGCTCAAGCATTAGAAAACCAAGAAGCCCAATTAAGACTTATTAATGCTAATATTGATAAAACAGATGCGGAAACTGCCGCTAAACTATCTACAAACCCATACTTAGCAGATGAAATAAAAAGTAGAATAAATAACAGAAATGTTACTACTGAAAATTTGCAATTAATGGGCAAATTAGCTATGAATAAAGACCAAAGAGAAGCATTAAGAACAACTCAAGATCTAGAAATTGGTGCAAAAAGAGTATTGGAAATAGGTGAAAATATTGCAACTACAAGACAACAAAGGGAAAATTTAATAGCCGCTAAAGAATTAATTATTCAGAACGGAGAAATGAGAAAATTGGAAGTTATGCAAAAGAGACTAGGACTTGACAATGATTACAGTCAGGTAGAATGGATTCTTGCTCAAGCTATGGAAGATCCACAAGGAACTACAAAGAAACTACAACGTTATATTGAGGCACTTGGATATTTAGCAACAAGTGGCGCAAAACAAACTGGAAAAACTATCAGTGAGACTGCAAAAGCATTTTATGAGAGTATTTTCGGTAAATAACCTTTAATAACCTATAAAAACAATTCCCCTACCCGATAGGGTAGGGGAGAAAAAAAATTTTGAGATATCACAAAAAGTTCGGAAAATTGATAGTCGATAGTGATGGTCAAATCACTTGGGCCGAAATACAAAGAATGAAAAACAAACAAAATTTAACTCTTTCTAGTTACGTTAATATAAATTATAGGAAAAATATTATGTTAAGTAGGAAGAAAAACAACAAAAAAAACAACAATGGCTTACAGACGTCGCTCCCGTAGCCGCCGCCGTCGCGGAGGCAAACAACGTGTAAAACGTACTTATTATGTATCAAGAGGCGGAATTCGTCTTTGATTAATAACCTTAAACCAACCAACAATGGCAAAACCAAACATTTTTAATTCTGTACAAGTACAGAAACCAAAAAAGAATGTATTCGATTTAACGCATGACGTTAAAATGAGTGCAAAAATGGGACAACTAACACCAGTATTAGTAACAGAATGCGTACCCGGAGACACATTTCAAATTGGTGCAGATTCATTAATTAGATTTGCTCCCCTTACTGCTCCAGTAATGCACAGAATGGATGTATCTATTCATTATTTTTTTGTACCTAACCGTATATTATGGGATAATTGGGAAAAATTTATAGTAGATGCTAATACTCCACATGTATTACCTTATATCGAATATTCAGCAGGATGGACATCATTTCCAGAAAATCAAAAATTTATGGATTATATGGGTGTTCCACCAACTTCAACAGGTGCAGTCACTCAAAATGTTAATGCTTTACCATTTGCTGCTTATCAAGCTATTTATAATGAGTATTACAGAGACCAAAATTTAATCCCTGAAGTTGATTATAAATTATCAGATGGATTAGTATCATATCCTAATAATGTTGACACATTTACTAAAATGCGTTATCGTGCATGGGAACATGATTATTTTACTAGTTCATTGCCATTTGCACAAAAAGGTGCCGCAGTTGATATTCCT